TCAGGATGTCGGGGGTTCGAGACCCTCTGCGGGCTCCATCTTTAACAAAGACTTACGATCTTCCGTAACCGCTTCCGCGCTCGCTGTGCCGGAAAGTGTGCGGAGCGGCCGGCACATCGCTTCGGCGTAGCTTGCAAGATGGCCCGCCGAGAGATGGGCGTACCGCAAGACCATCTCATAGCTGTTCCACCCGCCGAGCTCCTGCAACACCTGCAACGGTGTGCCGGACTGCACATGCCATGAGGCCCAGGTGTGACGCAGATCGTGCCAGCGAAAGTTCTCGATGCCGGCCCGCTTGAGCGCCTTCTTCCATGCTTGCGTGTTGGCGTCCTTGACCGGCTGCGGATCGCGAGGGTCTTCGCCCTCTTTCGCTGGCGGCTGGTACGTGAACACGCGCGCTGGATGTTTGTCTTCTTGCCGTCGTAGCACTGCAATCGCCTCCGCGTTAAGAGGAATCGCCAACGCCTTCTTGTTCTTGGTTTGGTCGTGGTGAAACCATGCCACTCGGCGATTCAAGTCCACCTGCGACCATTCCAAGCTGACGACGTTGTCTTTACGGAGCCCGGTAGCGAGGCTGAAGCGCACCATTTCCGCGAGGTGTTCAGGCAACTGTGCTAATACGTTCATTGCCTGTTCTCGCGTCAGCCAGCGAATGCGCCGTTTTAGTTCCGGCAGCAATCGCACGACCGGCGCTACATCGAGCCAGCCCCACTCCCTTACCGCACACCGCAGGATGGCTCGTACTACCGCAAGAGAGCGATTGACCGTTGCGTTGGCTACATTCTCGGCCTTACGCGCCTGCGCCACCTTGTTCACCACATCAAGACTAATCTCGTCCAAGAACCGGCCAGCGAGATGGTCGTGCAACCAATTCAGGTGCATCTTGCAATCCTCGATTGAGGACAGATGCGCCCGCTCAGTCAACCACCGTGTCACCGCTTGTTCCCAGCGATACCGTGGCCGCTCGCCCATCCTGGACCGACGCCACAGTTCCGTTCTCAGCTTCGCCTCGTATTCCTGGGCATGCCTCTTGTCGGCAGTCCCAGTAGTTCGGCGTACTTCTCGTCCATTGATGCTGAGGCGGACCCACCACTGCCTTGAGTTGTTACGTCTGTAGATTGCCATTGGGGTTGCTCCTTCCCCTCCGGCATCTGCCGACGAGGAATGTACCGCGAACGCAGCCAGATCACCAAGTCGTCTTCGAGAAACACCCAGTGCTTGCCTGGCTTGGCGCCGGGAATCAGTCCACGCCGAGCTTTCAGGGCGACGGTCATGGGGTGCATGTGAAGGAACGCGGAGGCTTCCAAGAGCGTCAGCGTTTTCATTGGGCTGCCCCACGTAAACGCTTCGACGGCGACAACGCCGCACGCACAAATCGTCGTCGCACATCACCCCAACGGGAGCAGGCCGAGGAGACAATCAGTCGGTAAGCTTGGGAGACCTTCTCGGTCAGTTCTGTCGGTATGTCACCCGTTGGCGGAAGTGTGCCGCCATGCTTCGCCACCTCCCGCAGATAGAAACAGACAGACTCGTCCTTGACGCGATGACGCAGCGTCCAGTGATCGAGCGGGCAGAGGGAAGCGTTGCAATACAGGAACCGAACACAGGGGCTAGTCATTGTTGTATCCCCAAACGGTGAGCGTCAGATATCTAATCCTCCGACCACTAGAAATAAAAAGGTTGCGAAATGTTACTCAAAATATTTCGTCGCTCTTGACCCAAGGAAACGTGCTTCCATTTTTTATTTCCAGCGAGCGAGGTCATCGGCGTAAGTCGGTCGCGACGAGGTAAGAATGAAAAGAGGGATGGCAGGATAGGCATTGTGTAGTACACAATGCCGCTCACCCCTCCGGGCTTCGCTCGGACGCCCCGTTTCCGAGCCGCCCTGTCTGCCATCCCTTGCCGCATCGTTTCGCCCTTACCGCTGTCCAATGTTTTCTATTCGAGGAGGGCATCCATGACTGCACCACTGCGTCGCGATTGCATCGTCACGAGTGTTCGACTGTCAGGTCCAGAACACGAGGCCTTTATGGCAGCAGCAAAGCGCCTCAAGGAGTCGCGCGCGCATCTTCTGAGACGCGCCGTGCGGGAGATCATTGGGAAGCCCGGCTATTTGTTTGAGCGGGAGCTTTGGCCGCTAGGGGAGGCTGTGTACCAGCTCCTGGCGGTCCGTCGGAACTTGAACCAGATCACCCAGGCGACGCAGGATGGGAAACTGAACCTTGCCCCGCCTGACCGGGTGACGATGGAAGCCCTGCAGCGGGCGATCCAGCAGCTCAATGCCCGTCTCGTCGAGTTAATCGAATGCAACCGTCTGCGGATCGTGTATCGCAGGTAGGTGAGCGAAACGTAGGATCAAAAGCGCATTTTTGGGCATGGCACGTTCGTGCCTTGCAATTTGTCACCCCCACTTTCAATATCGACATCCAAACCTGCCCCCACTGCCAAGGCAGGCTTAAGATCATCGCTTGCATCGATGACCCCGCGGTCATCCAGAAGATTCTGACCCACCTCAGCCAGAAAGCCACCGCGGCGGACCCGAGCCTGCGACCCCTCGCGCGTGCCCCGCCCGCCTAAAAGCAAGTGGGAAACCTCACCGTGTAAGTGAACGCAGACTGGAAAGTCAAAGACGCCGGCAGGGCTCAGCGCGCCTCGGCCACGAACAAGTGCACCGCGACCGTGTCGTCGACCCGCGTGCGGCCCGCGACGGCGCATCGTTTCGGTGACGGCACGTGCCGACGGGACCCGCCGTCGGCGGCAACATAAAGGAAAGGCGCGGGGGTGGGCGAGGGGTGAGTTTTCGGAAAAGGGGTTTTATACTTCCTATACTCGGGAACTCCACTCCGACCCCTTTAGCTGAAATATTAATATGAAGTTTGGGAGAGTCATCGTGTCAAACAAGATCATAAGAGATATCCAGAAGGGCGGTGTGACGACAAAGTCCGTCACCGTGGCATCAAATGTGCGTTCATGGGCTATCGCCTTCACCCTGTTTCTCGGAGGCTGTGCCGCAACCGGTCCAGTTTTCGAGGATGCGCCGCCGCCCGGTACGACGGATGCACTTGTATACATCTATCGCACGAACACAGGGGGTCATGGCGCCAGGGACGCATATTTTTATGTCGACAATGTAAATATCGGTGATTTGTCGAAGAATGGTTACACTTGGTTCCGCATTCCGGCAGGAGAATACACCCTAAAACAAAAGTGGCCGGCTGATACGTTGTGGCTCTCTACACCCGAGCAAAAAGTCAAATGGTCGGCGGGCCAGACCTACTACTATCGTTTCCGCACTTCACTTGAGCGAATCAAATCGAAAGGGCAACACCTTTCGGACGCAATTGTGGGCACACTTGCTGGCACCACTGTTAGTGCCGATGTCGAAACGCGTCAAGACTTCTCCGAAGTCGACGCACGCACGGGCAGAGATGAAATCCAGCGCGCTAGGCTGCAACCTTCGTTTGGACAGGGGCAGTTGCTCGACATAGGGAAGAAATAGCGAAAGCTGAGCAAAGAAAAGGGGTTTTATACTTCCTATACTCTCTTCTTCGAGATCATTGAAGAAAGCACCAGGGTGTCCGCAGTGTATACTTGACGTCTGACAGGAGACCAATATGGGCGCTATTTCATATAACCGATTTCGCAAGAATCCGGACAAGGTCATTGAAGAGGTCGTTGATGCTGAAGAAGCGGTCACGGTGACTCGCGAAGACGGGCGCAACGTGGTGATTATTCCGGCCAAAGAATTCGATTCCTGGAAAGAAACGCTGCACTTGCTCGGCAGCAAAAAGAACGCCGCGCGACTACGTTCGGCGGCCAAGGAAATCGAGGCCGAGATTGCGCGTCGCCGGCGTTGAGGTTTGGTGGTCAAAGCGCGCCAGCGAGGATATGGCTTACTGGCGCCGACGCGAACCTTCCACTGCCACACGCATCGAAACTCTTGTCGAAGACATTAAACGCAGTCCTTTCCGCGGGCTCGGTAAGCCCGAACCTTTGAAGCATGCTCTGGCCGGTTTCTGGTCGCGCCGCATTACCAAAGAACACCGGTTGGTGTATCGCTTCGAGGCAGGGGTGATCTACATCGCTCAGTGTCGGTTCCATTACGACAAATAATCGAACTTCACTGTGCCGGAAAGTGTGCGGTGCTCAGATTGTGTCATCGTATTTTTACGCTCGCTGAGACTTGGAACGACAGGTGGCAGATGCCGTAAGGGCTTGATGTTGAAGTACCTGTCTTTCACATGCCGCGTTTGTAATCAGGTGGTCGGGGGTTCAAATCCCTCTGCGGGCTCCATCTTTCAATGACTTACGAATCTTTGTGAATATTCTGCGAATATTTTGCGAATACTACCCGCCGTCTTGCCCGCTGCGCAGCACCGCTAAGTTGTTCCGTGCCCGCTGCGGCAGCTCGTCCACCACGTAGTATTCCCGCATCTCTTCGGTCTTATGACCGCCCTTGTTAGTCGCCTTACCCGCAAGCCGCGCCTCGTCCGTCAGGCCCTTCTTACGCAGGTCCCGCAGGGTGTACTTCCCTTTTCCGAAGCCGGCCGCCTCTGAAGCTTCGGCAAAGCGCCGTGAGAGGTAATCGACCGAGATCGGTTTGCCGATGGACTTGCGCCGGGAGGTAATGGGGTAGACCACGATATGGTGGCCGACGAGGTTCTGGTTTTTCTTCCACTGCCGGAACCACTCCAGCACCGTATGGATGCCGCCCTCGCGATCTTTGGCGTCGATGATCTCGACTGCCTGTTCGTTCTTGCTTGCCTTGAAACTGACGACCACCACCTCGCGATTCTTGCGCGTGGCGTACCGCACCCACGGCTCCCGGTCCTGAAGGCGCAGCACGTCGCCGGGCCGGTGCGAGGTGAGGTAAACGAGGTCGCAGGCACGCGCCTCCCATTCGGCCATTTTCTTGGTGATCGCCATGTAATCCTCCATCGGGCAGTACACCTCCCGTTTGGAAACGGGGCGGCGCTGCACATCGCTGGTCGGATTCGCATCCAGCAATCCCTCATCGACCGCGAACTGCAGCACGCGCGAGAGCAGCGACTTCATGTAGTTGTAAAAGCTCGGGCTGTCCATCCATTGCGCCAGAAACTGCCGCACATGCTTCGTGCGGATCGCGGCGATGTCGAGCGACGTAAACGGTTCGTAGGTTTCGACTTGATTGACGAGCATCCCCTTGTAGTCGTCCCGCGTCTTCGGGCTCAAGGGTTTGCCGTTGCGTTTGAGTAATGTCGGTAAGCGATCCTTGCGCCACGCCGTGGTGTATTCCGCCACCGTGCGGCGCGCGGGGTTCTTGGCAGCCGCATCCAGCTTTTCCGCCAAGACTTCGGTTTTCTTGCCGAGCTGTTCCGTGTCCCATGCACGCCTGAATTCCCAATAGATTGTGAGCGCCTCCTGCCGATCCGGCGTGCCCAGGTCGACGGGCTTCAACTCTCCGCGCATGCGGATATAGCAGTTGCGCCCGGCATAGCAGTAGAGACCCGGCGGCAGATCTTTATTGGTTTTGCGCGGGCGCCCCATGGGTCACGTTTGTCGCGATGCCTTGAGCCTGTTCACAATCAGGTCTGCGTACCCGGCGACGTGATGTTTTTGGGTGGGCTGTTCGGTGTTGAACGCATCCAAGTCCACATACCACTCGCCGCCGATCTTGCGCGCCGGCAGTTCGCGCTTGCGGCACCAGCGTTGCAACTTGGTCAGCTTGACCGGATTGTTCGAGAAGCAGAGGTGATTGAATCGCTCAAGCGAAAGTAGGTTCATCGGATCGGACCGCTTTTTTAGTTGTTGTAGTGACTGATCCATTGGCTGGTTCGGTTCCACGTCAAGCCGCCTGCGGCAACGTGGCTGGAATGTCACCCTGTGGCGGATCGATTCCCTCCACCGGTGGCATGAACCCATACGGCACCCCTTCCAGCTCCACCCACAGCTTGCCGCGACCGTCCTTGATCGCCTGATAGTCCAGCGTCTCCATCCGCTTCCACGACCGGGTCCCGAAGTGCTTCTCCAGTAAATCCCCCCGAATACGCTTGGCGTCCTCCGATTGCCCACCGTGATGCTTGCGCACCAGCTCGGCGACTTCATCGAGCGTGATCTCGCGCTGTTCCTTCTCGTACTGCCAATCGGGTTTCCCGCTATGGGGAATCATGCCCTCGCTCGTGCGCGAGGTATCGATGCCGAGCTGCTGGCCGCCCAGGTTCAGTTCGGCGATATGCGGCATGAAGTTTTCGAACGTGGGATTACGGAAGCTGTGCCCATCGATCAGGCTGAAGCGTTCCTTCAACACATGCGCTTCGCGGTAGACCTTCTTGGTCTCCATATCCATGATCCGTTCCATCAGGACGAGCAGGGAGGGCTCGTAACCCATCTCGGCCTCGGCCTTCATCTTGACGCCGGTCTTTTCGAGCTGCTTCTTCCCGTCCTGATCCTCGAAGAAGTCATACTCGTAACCGGCGCGCCCACAGAGCACGATATGGATGGCGCTGTTCACGTACGCATCGGTAAACCGTCCCCATTCGGTTTTAAGGAAGTTCCAGTCCGAGAACTCAAGGCGCGTGCGGTTCTTCTTGCGGGCGTAGGTCTCGGTGAACTCGCGCCAGAAGTGCGTGATTGAATCGATGATCAGTACCGAGCCGTCTTTCTCCGCATCCCGTACCGCCGGGATCAGATCGGCGAAGGCCCGGGTCTTCGCGGTATGGAGCGCAAGGCCGGCGGCATCGAAGTGACGCTTCACGTAGTCCGAGCCGGTTTCGGTATCGAGGAAGAAGGCAGGGCGGTCACCCTGCGGTAGTCCCAGTTGCTTCAATAGCCGGACCAGTCCAATGGCGGTAATGGCCGCCGTATAGGTCTTGCCCGATCCCGCAAATCCCATCACACCCATCTTGAGATAGGCTTGGGTACTTTCCGCTGGTTTGAATAAGCTCATGGATGACTCCTGTTTCTTGTTTTAATTGTTAGGAGAGTTCTATTTTTGTTCAGCCCGCTGCGCAGCCTTCGCCGCCGCCATTAGCCTTGCCTCAATCGTGCGAATGGCAAGCTCGCGGCGTTCAAGATCAAGCAGGATGGCGATGTCGCCCCAATTGATTTGCTTGAGCGCCTGCTCGAAGGCTTCACGATGCCGTTGATGAAATTCGCCGAGCGTCATAGATAGTCCAGCTCAAGTTCGATCAAGTGCTCGATCAGTGCTGTGCGTACCAATTCGCCTGCCCGCAGGCTGTCGTTCTTGCGAAGCGACTCCTGAAGCTCGGCCCACCAGCCGGCACCCATCCGATCAAAGGCATCGCGCAGGGTGTCGGCGTCGAACAGTCCCTGACCGAAGTCCTGCAGCACCTGCTGCTCGGCAAGCTCGTAATCACGCAGCCGTTGGTCGTCCTCTTGCATAGAGCGGCGCAGATCGGTCATGACACGGTCCAGTACGTGGCCCATTGGTTAGCCGCTCCACCGCAGGTAGAACCGGTCCCGGTCCGGTTGCGCCAGGACGTATTCGATCGTTTCTTTGACGATTTCGAGCGCTTGCAGATACCAGTCGGTGGCCTCCCGTTGCCGGTAGGCAAAGACGAGATAAGCGGAGTACTTCTCGATGGTTTCGTTCACGCGGGCAAGCGCCACGTCCCAATCCGGCGTTACTTCGTATTCGTTGCTGACATTGAATATCCAGTGAAGACCGTGGAGGCGTGCTCGTTTTAATACCTGCTCGATCCCACCGTCGTTATAGGCGCTAAAGAAGTAACCGACGCTGAACCGGTGGGCGGGGTATTTTGCAGAGTCTCTTTCGACCGCCGTTCCCTCAGCCGACGGCGCATCGGCTCCGTCTTGGCGGCGCATCAAATACACGTCTATGCCCATCAGGCTCTCCCACGTTCGAGTTTTTCCACCGCCAGCGTCGGGGTTGTGCCGCCCGGCGGCTACCGATCTCGGGGTGGTTTCTACTTCTACAGACATTAGCATAGCTAATGATACAGTCAATAGCTATGCTAATGATTGTTAGTAGGGGATTGCCCGTTTTTACGGGGCCGAAGGTACCTCAGTTAATGAAAGCTGCTGTGCGGCGGGCGCGGCACCGAACGACCCCGAAAGCGGTTGTTCGTAGCTAGAGTTTAAAAAACAGAAGACGGCCCTCTGCCGGAGTCGAAGGAGTATTATTCCTTGGAGGGTTACATAAGAGCGAAGAATCGGGATATTCCGGATTATCTGAGTGGAGAAACAAGATAGAGCACGGCTGACGGAGATCTTTAACGCAGTTTGGCCATAGCAGAGAAACACATTATGCCTACGGTGCGCTTTCACCACATACACCTGCTGTTAATAGCGCACGTCGCGGCACAACGCGCGGCGGCGGATGCGGCGCGCCCGAACGCGCTTACCGACGATGCGTTAGTGGCTATCGTTATGGCGGCGACTGCTGCGGAAGCATTTATCAACGAGCTTGCTGATTATATGCATGTACTCCGTGACGCGCAGGCAAATTGGGCTCCAATTTCTCCTGCGCTTGTAGCCTGTGCGGATGTCGTGAAGGAAGTGGAGGACGCCCATGGATCTGTGACGCTCAAATACCTCGTCGCATCCTTTGCCCTTACCGGCAGCACCTTCGATAAGGGGGCGCAGCCGTTTCAGGACTTTGCGGAGCTCATCAAGTTGCGTAACGCCATCGTGCATCTAAAGCCGGGCGATACGGTCGGACCAAAGAGGACTGATGCGCTTGCTGATCGCGGCCTTGCACAGTCGATGACAGAGAAGTATCAGATGCCATGGCTTGACCGACTGCTTACTCACGAGACCGCCGCATGGGCCGTGCGGGCTGCGCGCAGCATCATGCTCGGCATTCTTGCCATGGCCCCGGAGCAATATGAAGCCGGTGCAATGGACCCACTGGCTATCTTGAAGCAGTCGTTGCGAGACAATACGGCATTGGCACAGATCTAACGCTGAACCCGTCGATGTTGTCTGAACCAACAACGACGCACTTGTGTCGCGCCCATTGCCTAATTGTTAGAAATTCTTTTTAAATTGCGGAAAGTTTTCCGTCGGCTCGGATTTCTTGTCGTCCGATTTTCCCACGTGGTCTCGTGGCGGTATCACCACATCACCGGCCTGCGGTTGTTTGCGGTGGGCAGGCTCTGACAATCCGAAGACTTTCAGCCGCACAGCCTGATCTTCCTTGATCACCTGGTCGGGCGCATTCAGCCGACCGGTCAGCTCCCACGCCACGTAGGCACCGACGCTGCCGACGATCGCAAGGCCAATGAAAGCGAGTTTTAATTTTCGCCGCAGTGTCGAGCGCTCATCGTCATCCCGCAACGCGGCTTCCGCATGGGCTTCCCGAATGGCCTCGGCAATCATCGCGTAACCGTCCTCCTCGGGAGGAGGGGGCTCAGTCGGTTGCAGTTCGGCCCGGCGTAGAAATTTCTTAGGCCATCTTAGCAAGATGGCGGATGGCTTCCCGGAGGAGTTTTTCGTCGATTCGTCCATTTTTCTGTTGCGCGATGCTGTAGGCACCGCGAGCGAGTTTGGTTCGGTATTTGCGTTGCCAGATAGGGTGCGTCATGGCGTAAAGCTTTGCCAGTTCTGCCTCCACCTTTTCATAGCATTTCTCTAACAATTCCCCATTGTCGGGGGGGAGGGAAGAGCCTTTACCTTTAGCGCTGGACCCTTCCGAGCGTGCCGTTTTGGATACGGTCGTCAACGTATCGGACAGGATGAGATCGCTGAAATCGTTACGGATTTCTTTAGGGTCGACATCGAAGAATTGCGCCAGCAGTAACGTCGCCCGTACCCCGAGCGGGACCTGGCCATTGGCATACTGACCGAATGCGCCTTGGGTCCAGCCGAGTTTCTCGGCGATGTACGCCTGCGTCGCCTCCGCGTGGTGCTCCTTGTGCTTCAGCCAGATCCGTTTCAGGTTGGCAGCCGCTTTTCTGTCGGCGTCGGTGATCGTGCGTTCGGCCATCGGCAAACAATAATATTAGCTCCACTAATTTGCAAATTATTAGTAAAGCTATTGACATGGTAATTAGCTCAGCTAATATCCTGCGCCGAGTCGATCTATCGATTTACTCCTCTTACTCCTCAGTACCGACAGGAGGCATCGGGGTCGACGGCGAGACGGGCAGTGCGCGTCTCATGAAGCCGCCCCATCAAAGAGCGGCGCGATGTGTTGAGGGGCCACCTGACAAGGTGGCAACAGATGTGAATAAAAAGAGGTTTGGTACAAACCCAAGCAGACCGGCGACGGCAATCCCGACGCCCGGTGAACTGCACGCCTGCGAATTTCCCCTGTTACGACAACCCGGTAACCCCTTGTGGCCAAGCCAGCCCCACGCTTTGCCGGCAGGGGTAAGCAGTGCTGCGGCAAACCCTAAGGGCTGCCCTATCTATTTGAAAGAGGCCCTTTGGAGATAACGCTATGAGTCTGCCGTGGTATCGCATGTACGCGAAGTGGGCCACCGATCCGGTGGTGCAATCGCTGGCGTTTGAAGACCAACGCCACCATGCCGTGCTGATGTGCCTGAAACGCAACGGCACGCTCGATCATCCCCTGGCCGCCAAACAGCGCGAACTCGTCATCTGCCGAGGTCTGGGGTTAGACCCGGCGAGCGCCGCCGAAGCCAAGCGTCGCCTCATGGAGATCGGGCTAATCGATAAAAACTGGCAGCCCACAGATTGGGAAGAAACGCAGTACCTGCCGGAGAAGGAAAGTGGCCCCGGCAATCCCGGTTACGTCTACTTCATCGGCGCCGAGGGTGCGGCGCGCCTCAAGATCGGCTACAGCAAAAACCCCTGGGCGCGAATCAAGGAATTCCAGACCGGCAACGACGAAAAGCTCTACGTGCTGGCTACGGCGAAGACGACGACGCCCGGTGAAACCGACATCGCTCGGTTGTTTATCAACGCCAAACTGGAAGGTGACTGGTACACGCGCACCGACGAAATAAATCAGGTTATCAAGGCGCTACGGTCAAAGCAGCTTCTCACCGCGCCGGATGTGTCGAGCTACGTACAGACACTACGTAGTAGCGACGTCGTTACTACAACAGAACAGAGTCAGAACAGAACAGAGTTAGAAGTAAATAACTCTCCTGCTTCGCAGGAGCCCCGTTCTCCTGCAAAACCAAATCCACCCACCGGCACCCCCAACGTCTGGGATGTCGGCAAATCCCTGCTCGCCGCCGAGGGCTTAACCTCGCAGCAGGCCGGCAGTTTCATTGGAAAGCTTATCAAGCAGCACGGCGAATCCGCGGTCCACAGCGCTCTCGCCGCAGCAAGCCTCAAGCGTCCCGCAGAACTTCGTCAATGGTTGACGGGGACTCTACGCACGCAACGAGGCCACAGTGAACCCAGCATCTACCGCAAAGCCAGCCGCTAACCCGCACGTCAGCAGTGAAGCCGAACAAGCCGTCGTCGGCGCGTTGATGCTCGATGCGAAAGCCTACTGGCGCATCGCCGGCAAGCTCAGTCCCGAGGATTTCTACAGCAGCGCCCACCGGCAGATCTTCGAGGCCGCAGTGCGGATCATCCAGTCCGGCCACGAGGCCGACGTGGTCACGCTGGAGCAGGACTTGGAGGGGAAAGTGGAGCTGGGTTATCTCGCGGCACTCGCCAACAACACCCCGAGTGCCGCGAACATCCTGGCCTACGCCGATATCGTCAGGGGCCTCGCCAATGTGCGCCGCGCCAAGGTCGCGTTAAAGAACGGGCTATCCCAGCTCGATGAGGAACCGTTGGACCAGGTCGTCACGACGGTGATGACGAGCCTGCAAAACCTCTCTCACGCCGGTGAGGAAGATATCTCGTTCGCCTCCGCATTGGACCGTGCCCAAGCCGATGCCGAGACGGCAGCCGAGCGACGGGCGAGCGGGTCGGTGCTCGGGATTTCAACGACGCTTCCGACTCTGAACCGCCTGACCGGCGGATTCCACGGTCCACGCATGATTGTCCTGGGCGGGCGTCCCGGCACGTACAAATCTGCCTTCGCCTGGCAAATCCTGCTGCGTGCCGCCGCAAAGGGAAAATCCGTCGGCATCCTCTCGCTCGAAATGGGCGCCGCCGAACTCGCCGCCCGCGCCATCGCCCACGAGTTCAAGATCAACGGCCATGACTTCGTGAGTGGCTATCCGCCCGCGGTACGCGACGCCAAAGCCAGGGTAAACGAAGCCATGCGGGTATGGCCCATCCGCATCGACGACCGCTCCTCGAAGTTGGGCGAGATCACCGCGCGCATCATCGAGTGGAAGCACCGCTACCAGATCGAGATTGCCTGTATCGATCACCTGCAGCTGCTGCACCACGACAAAGCCGCGAACCGGTTCCTCGAACTCTCGGAAGCCTCGCGGGCAATCAAGCTGCTCGCCAACCGCCTCAATATGCCGATCCTCGTGCTCTCGCAGTTATCGCGGGAGGTCGAGAAAGAGAAGCGCCAACCCGTGCTCTCCGATCTGCGCGAATGCGGAAACATCGAACAGGACGCCGACATCGTGTTGCTGATGCATTGCCTGAAGACGCAGAACCAGCCTGACGACACGCACGAGCTGATCCTCGCCAAACAACGCGGCGGCGCGGCACGACAGACCATCGACCTCGCCGTAAACGGTGAACACTTCTTTATCGGGGAGCGCCAATGAATCCCGTCGTTCGATATGGAACCGTGTGCAGCGGCATCGAAGCGCCGAGCGTCGCGTGGCGCACGCTGGGCTGGCGCGCGGCGTGGTATTCGGAGATCGACGCGTTTCCTTCAGCAGTACTCGCGCATCACTACCCCGACGTGCCGAACGTCGGCGACATGACCCGTGTGCAATGGATAAAACACCATGGCTCAGTTGACCTTGTTTGTGGCGGAACCCCCTGTCAGTCCTTCTCCGTCGCAGGACTCCGAAAAGGACTGGCAGACCCGCGTGGCAACCTCACGCTCTTCTATCTTGCCATTCTTGAGGCAGTGCGCCCCCGCTGGGTGGTCTGGGAGAATGTCCCCGGTGTCTTGTCGATCGACGGCGGACGGGCCTTTGGCGCCTTCCTCGGGGGCCTGGCAAGTCTCGGGTATGGGTTCGCCTACCGAATTCTTGACGCTCAGTACTTCGGCGTTCCCCAGCGACGCCGTCGTGTGTTCGTTATCGGCCATCTTGGAGACTGGCGAATTGCCGCGGCGGTACTTTTTGAGCGCGAAAGCTTGTCGGGGAATCCTCCGCCGAGCGCAAAAACGCGGCAAGGCGTTGCCGCCGTCCTTGAAGCACGCACTGACGGTAGTGGCGGACCTCGCACCGATACCAATGGCGGCCTGATTCACGCGCCGCAGATTAGCCCCGCGTTGAAGGCGAGAGATGCCAAAGGTCCATCGAGCGATGGCGACGGGGATGGCGCGCCGCTGATTGCCCATGCACTGCGTGCCGAGGGTTTCGATGCGAGCGAAGACGGCACGGGGCGCGGAACACCGCTAGTGCCTGCGAGGGTATCCGATATCACGGGCGATCAGGCCCTCGCGTTTTCATGCAAAGACTTTGGGGCCGATGTTGGCGATACCGCACCGACGCTTCGGGCGATGGGACATGCCGGCTCGCACGCGAATGCGGGCGGGCAAGTGGCGGTGGCGTTCACGCAAAACCAGCGCGGCGAGGTGTTGTGCAAGCCGATCGCCGATAGCCTGAAAACCGGTGGCGGCAAACCCGGGCAGGGTTATCCAGCGATGTTGCAACGAGCCGCCGTTCGGCGCCTGACGCCGCGCGAGTGCGAGCGCCTGCAAGGGTTCCCCGACGACTACACCCGAATCCCTTATCGCGGAAAGTTCGCTGCCGATGGCCCTCGCTATAAGGCGCTCGGCAACAGCATGGCCACACCGGTGGTGGGCTGGATCGGTCGACGCATTCAATCGGTGAACAAGATCATCTCGGAGCATCCATCAACCCAACGACGTGCCATTGAGGTGCCCCATGTCTAGCCAGCCCATTCAGTCGGATCACACCAACGCCCCGCGGGCCGTTCAGGCCGTAACAATACGGCCATCGTGCGAACACTGCGGACAGGAATTCGAGCCCGAGCCTGAAAACATCGGCAAGCAACGGTTTTGCTCCAACCGCTGCCGCACGGCCTGGCACCGACAGCAACGCGACGAGACGGACGGCACCGACGGGCTGTACGCCGGCAAGGTGTTTCAGGTGAGCCTGCGCAACGTCAACATCCGCGCCAAGAGCCTCAAGGAAGGGATGAAGTATGAAATGGTCTCCGAAATTACCGAGGACGATTTCGACCTCATCCGTTCGGTAGACCTGACGGGAAGCTTGTTCGAGGCGCAGCTGGAATGCATCGAGGTAGGGCAACGCGAGTTGCCGTTACCCGAGACACCCCCGAAACCCAAAGGCGGAGCACTCGCACAATCGGCAGGCGTGCTGTGTGTCGCACCGAAGTTCCAAGCCTTTCTCCGCGTCAATCACGCAGGTGCGTGGGCCGACGCGGAGAAAGAGAAAGAGGGTAAGGACGCCGCCGGCATCGCCGCCGAGCTGGTGCGTTCCCTCTGCGGTGTGGCTTCTCGCGCAGAGCTTGATCACAGACCGGAGGCCGGTAAGCGGTTTCGGGAACTGATGGCACGGTATCGGGAGTGGCTCGCCAATGACGAACGCTAAGCCACCATCCACCTCCGTGCTTCGCAGCCGCGCGTGGGACGTTCTCTCGCAGTACATCCGCCGGTCTAATGCGGACCATCGTGGGCTCTGCACTTGCTACACCTGCGGCGCACAGCAGCACTGGAAAGAAACCCACGCCGGGCACGCCATCGACGGTCGACGCAACGCCGTATTGCTGGACGAAGCGATCGTCAAACCACAGTGCCCGCGCTGCAACGTCACGCTAGACGGCAACCACAAGGTATTTACCGCCAGGCTCATCCAGCAACACGGCACCGCTTGGTGGCATAGCAAACTCAACGCATCCAGAAAATCGAGAAAGTATTACCGCGCCGACCTCGAACAGTTGATCGAGGAATACCGCCGGCGTATCAGCGTCATCGAAAAATCCCAGAAGTGGCTACTTCTTAACGACCACGCAGGTGAACTGCGTAATTCCCCACAGACGAAACAACCCCGCAGGAGACTTTGTGTATGAAAAACGCCCTCGCCAGTATGCAGACGACATTCTCAAACTTGCCCTCGACCAGCGATCCGCCATGCTCCAACGCGTCCCCGAGCTCAGGGTTACCCGCCAGACAGGGCAGGGTAATTCCGATCCAGTCGCCGGAGGATGATGGCCCGTACATCAATCCCTACCGCGATCCTTCCAAGGTGCTTGAACGCAAGCAATTCATCGAATTCGGCTGCGGGGCTTGCCACTTCCATCAGCGAAAGCGCGATCGCAGCGCCTTTCACTGTGCGGTCGGTATTTCGCTCTGGCCCGATGGCACCAATAAAACCTGCCGCTCGTTTATGCGGCGCAGGAAGAACATCCGACCCGAGGAGCCAAAGTGATCTCGCACGCGGTGCCAAGACCGCGGAGGAGCCCCGTGAAATACAACAAAGCCATTCGTGTGGTGATGAAACGCTGGGCGCAATGGCTTGAGCGCAGGGCTACCTCGATCAGTGGACAAACCGATGCCCAGAGTGAGGTCGTGGATCGTCTCGTGCGTGAACTCAAGCAAAGTGCCAAGACCAAGAAATTCCATGACGTACTTCAAGTGGAATACGTCAGTGCCGTTGGCCCAGAAAAACTCAACGCGGCCGCCATGCATATGTCGTATGGCTACTACCGTTACCTGCTTTGCCATGCACACGCGCATATCGTGATCGGGCTTAAACACATAATGCGGAGAAGGACAGATGACTTACCGATTCAAATACGATGAAAGTAACGAGAAAACGACCGCGGAAGTCCTGGCCCGGCTGAACCCCGACTCGAACATGCCAAACGGTGTCTTGGGCGGAGGACTGCTCGAATTACCCGAACAGGACATCGCCGCTGCCTTAGGCGATCGGACCATTCCCGATGGGGCGCGTTATCTCGCCCGGGTGAAGTACGCGGGGCAGGAAAATTACTATTGTGACCTTGCGGTGTCGCTCTATACAGCCATCATGGATAAACACGGCAAGGTATGGATGGCCTGCAATTCTCACCGACCGGGCTTGATTTTGGATCTCGCGAAGCTCGCTGCACTCGATTACTGCCATATCGATACGTGTCCCGCTTGCCATGGGGTGGCCGAGCGCATGATTGGTGCCAAGTGCATGGTATGTCCGGATTGTCGAGGTACCGGTGTGCGTGCAACGAGTGACGAAACGCGTGCGGAAATGCTCGGTCTTCCATTGCCAGCTTGGGAGCGGATTTGGCGACCTCGCTTGGGTTCGATGCATGCGGTGCTTCGTGGTTGGGATGAGCAGGCGATTCGTGCCTTGGTGCGGCGATTATTTAGTGATAAATAGAAATCAGGAAATCCGTAAATTAGGGAGATTCAGACGTGAGAACAAAACTAGGGTTGCTGGTTACGGTATCTTGGTTCGTCGTCATAGCGGTGTTGGGCCTTACAGGAAAACTCGGTAGTTTCGTCGGGTTGACGCCGAACACGGTCGGCGATTTTTTGGCCGGGATGATGGCACCGGTTGCGTTCCTATGGTTAATCCTCGGCTACTACCAGCAAGGCCAGGAACTGAAACAAAATACCAAGGCGTTGATGCTGCAAGAGCAGGCGCTGAGCCAGCAGGCCGAAGAACTCCAAGAATCGGTGGAACAACAACGGCGACTGGTCGAAGTGACGCAGCGACAAGTAGCAATTACCGAGCAGACCCTACGTCTTGAGCGAGTGAAGCTGACAAAGATTTCGCAGATGAAATTGAGAATTGGCGCATCGCAGGTAAACAAAATATCGTCAGGAATGCGAGTGTTATTCCATCTCACGAACACCGGCCATACGGTAACCAGTGTGCGATTGGCCCCGGTGGGCGACTTCTCGATCGAACCGTTATTCATAAGCATCTTCGATTTCAACCATGAAGTTCAATTCACTTTACTGTGCAAGGAAACAACCCTTGAGGGGGTTGTGCAGTTTTCTTATGTCGATGGATTGCATGAGCACAGGACACAAGACCTGAAAGTAAATCTGCGAGACAACGGAATTATGCTTAGTCCTGATCCGCTCTGTGGTGTGACGGAACATATCGGGGCGTATTCCGCAAGCGAACCGAAGCGAGATGCCGCCTAGAACTTCGCTGGAAGTTGATGAAGAAGAATAGCTCTGTAGAGGCAACTGCTGTGTTGATCGATAGCTCAAAACTCCATACACAAGGACTTTCCGACCTGCTTCAAAAATACGAGGAAGCTCGAGCGTGGCTCGAAAGCCACGGCGTTCGGGTCAATCTCACGCGGTTTCAGAAGTACAAAGAACAACTAGCCAGGCCTTTGCAGGTAACACAATCGTCGCAAGATATATCAGCGGACCTCGGGCTACTGTGGGCACATGCCGAGTTGCATGATTTGCTCGAGATATATACCTGCCTTAAAGATATCCGCGATTCCAAATTCGTGGAAAACCTAAAGAAGATCGCAACCGGACCGACACTCCTTGATGATGAAAAGAGTGATGGTGGGAACATTCACGGCCGCAGCTTCACATTCGAGTTGTACACCGCCGCACGCCTTGTGCGGGCCGGTTATCCCGTATCGTTTAAGTCGCTTGCCGATACCAACTTCATGATTGACAACACGCTGATTCATGTCGAGTGCAAAAGAGCGGTCAGCGAAAACAACGTGGACCAGTTGATTCATCGTGCCAACGAACAGATAGCAGAACGATGTCGGGAGTACCCGAACATCAACCAACGTGGCATCGTCGCGGTTTCCATTACTAGATTGGTATGGAAAGCGTTTGAACAAAATGCAAAAGGTGTGCATGCCGACGTCGGCGAGCTGCGTTTGATCATGATCGCTATGCTGAATAAATGGGCGCCTCTAATTATTGGTCGGTTCAAACGATATGCGCCCACCACGATTGCTATTTTGCTCCATTATAAGATGCCATTTCGGCGGCAAACGGATGGTGCAGTGGCGTTCTTAAATCGTTTTTCTTCCTATCCGCTCTATGAGTCGGCGGATATTGAAGGGAAGATGTTACTTGCATCATTAAACGAACGGTTTCATTCGTCCACAAATCCGGACCCATAATCCCGATCGTCGTTGGACGGGTTTAGCGAGTAACAACAGCAGATTTGGAGGGATGAGGTATGGCAATGGAAGAATGGAAATGGATAGACACAGTGCTGAAGGTTTTAATAAAACTGTTCCCGCAAAAGGGATTCCGAATAGTGTTGGGGTTAGCGGTTGCGATCCTGATAGGAATAATGCTCGGTATAGGCTATTACCGATGGAAAGACTTTGAATCTTCGCGTCTGACAGAAGAACGGTTACGAAAAGAACTCTCGGAGCAGAAAAGATATCTGGACGAGAGTACTTATAGCAATATCGTTCTCCGTGAAGAGCACAGTAAGGTTATCGCGCGTCTTAATGACAATCGTGACAAAGAATATCGGCTCAACGAACTGCGTAACGAGCGGGCCATGCTTCGCGACTCGATCAGTAAGCGCTTTCGAGAGCTTGATGCGCTGAGCGGTGATCTGGGGGAGTACACGCTAAAGTGCGAAGAATACAGAAAGTTGGGGCCGTCGATAACCCGCTATGGGTCCGAGTGCCAGAAATATGAAGCGTTACTTCGTCAGGAACAGAACCTCAAATCGAGAATCGCCGAGCAACAAAATACCCTCAACGGAATAGATCAAACGATCAATCAGGTAATAGTTGGATTGCGTTAGAAGTTTTTTCTTTCAGCCAGATGCCGAATTACTTACTTCGAGGACGACAAAGGAAAATGTTAGTCGAAACGTTTTGACCCCCTATGTGGCTATGCTAATTTAACTCCCGACCCACTACGTCCTGCGCCCGCCAATGTTGCGGGCGTTTTTCGTTGTAGCACCAAGCACCACACCCGGTCCAACACCGCGCAGTTACACAAGTGACAAACTACTCCTCCGGTGGCGGTTTCGGCTGATCGTCTAGAGGCGGTGGGATAGGTACTCGCAGCCCTTTTCTGAAGTCATCGGAGTCGGGTTTTTCCTGCGGTTGGTTTGACTGGTTCATTGACGCTTCTCCAACAAGTAACGCTTCTTATTTTTTCTTGATGATGTGTGGCGGAATGATCGGCACTCGGATGCCGAGTTTTCGGGAATCACCTTTCTTTTTACCGATCATGGGCGGGATCTCGGGTACGGAGATTCCCAAGTCAATCGATGGGTCGATCATGCTGTGTTCGATAACGTCGCTTACTTCGATCGTTAACATTCGTGGTGAGTGACGTACCGCGCTAACAATAACGCTGCCCGCGGGCAGCGCACCGTTCTTGCATAGTGATAACGACTTCACCGCATACCCGTCCAACGCGTTCGATTTAGCGCCGGGTAGTTTGACGAGCTGAACCGCCGCCGTGCCTGCGGGTAGCTGAAAGTGGTCCGGTAATTTCACCGTTTTCACACACACGGTGCCAGCGGGTAATTTTCCAGCACGTGGCGCAATGTTCTTGACGCCCTTCACGATGATCGTAGTGCCTGACGGGTTTTTGCGGTTGGTCATGGCTCACCCCAAGTTGCTGTGCGCAAAGAAGACAAAAAAGAATGTTCCCACCAGGAAAAACAGTCCGCTCCCTGCATTGAGGGTAGACGTCACGCGGTCCATCCAGCCGCCCGGCGTTTCGTGGGCCAATGTGCCGGCATCGAGTTGTTGAATGGTTTTCCGGAGGGCGAGTTGACTGAAGTAGTGAGAGAAGAGTACGCACAGAAGGCTAAGGCCCCAGCAGCACCAACTGATGAGCATCAAGGGCGTATCTTTGGCGGCATGGTCGCCAATCACGTCTTTGACAAAGGAAATCGTTACACCGAGTGCGCCGCCGGAAAGGGTTAAGATCGCTTTGTCGTAGGATTCCTGAGATTTTCTTTCCAGCTCATCAAGCGTCGTTCGGAAATCGTGAATTGCCGTCGCATGCACGCCAGCACTGCTTGATTTGGCTGCCTTCACTCGCCTCTCCTTGGTGTTGGTATTCATGCACCGTGCAGAATATTAGCTTATCTGTTCATTTCCGAATATCTGGCGAGAGAACGTATATCAAACAAACGACAAAAAGGTATAGCGCAGCCAACGGTACGATTATCCATCGAGGGTATCCAAGCGCTGATATTTTACGAAGGCCGTGTAATGCGTTGAGGGTTAATAGACCCAATCCCACGCCCGCGAGCAGATAGGCACAGATTTTCACCACGACGGCTGGTTCTGCATAGGGGTTCGCAAGGTACGTTTTTGCAGCCAGGGAGGGTAGTACCGATAGCGTAATATTTCGGACGTTGTTGAAGACGAAATTTACGAATGTATCTTCAAGATACGGCGTGTGTTGCAGTCGTTGTGGAAATGAATCGTCAGGGTCTTTCATTGTTTTTTCTCCATTGGTTGTTTTCGTCGTACTGCTAAATGTTAGTCGAAAGTTTTTGCCTTACACCGTGACTGTGCTAATTTAACTCCCGACCCACTACGCCCATTGCCCGCCCAGTCGCGGGCATTTTCATGTCTACCGTACACGATCCCGCCGAAGTGATGGAGCTGCATGCCCCATGCCCCGCGCAAACCCTGTGCGTGGCCGCATTGCCCCGTATTGATCGAATGCGGGCAGCGCTACTGCGAGCGTCATCGTATACAAGAGCATAAGGCGGCGAACCAACGCCGAGGTAGTGCCGCTAGCCGTGGCTATGGACGGCGCTGGCAACAATACCGAGCGTGGTATCTGCAACAGCATCCCTTGTGTGTGGAGTGCCAACGCGTCGGACGAGCAACGCCCGCAACCGACGTAGACCACATCGTTCCCGTGACAGGACCCGATGACCCATGCTTTTGGGATCAAACCAATCACCAGTCGCTGTGCCATCCCTGTCACTCCCGCAAGACCGCACGCCACGACGGTGGCTTTGGCAATGGGCAAGGGTAGGGGGCGGTCAAAAGGCTGGGCGTTTACCTTGGCGACCGCGCGCCTATCAGATTTTTATACCCGCGAAATTAAACTTTTTCTTACCCCAGGACGCCGATGCGCGGACGCAAACCCAAGCCCACGGCGTTAAAGCTGCTCGCCGGCAACCCCGGTAAGCGAGCGCTGAACAAACACGAACCCCAGTTCCCGCGCTTAACCCATGCCGATGCCCCCGCATGGCTCGATGACTTGGGCCGAGAGATGTGGAACTGGCTCGCACCCCATCTGATCGAGAAGGGGGTCGCGACTGAAGTCGATCTGCACAACCTCGAAGCCTTCTGCTGCGCTTATGCCCGCTGGCGTATGGCCGAAGCCGCGATTCGCCAACACGGCCTGACGCTACCAACCCACAACGGCCAACAGAAGAATCCCGCGGTCACCGTGGCCAACGAAGCCATGCGCCAAATGACGCTGTTTGGTTCCACCCTCGGGTTAGACCCGGTGAGCCGCTCCCGTATCAAGGTACCCGGTGGCCCGACGCAAAACCCGTTCACGAGCCTCGACGGTTAAACATGATGTCCACGTTAAGGCCGCACGTGAGTATGCCAAGGAGATAGTTGCCGGGACCCGCCCGGCCTGTAAATGGGTCAAGCTCGCGTGCCAGCGCCAACTAAACGATCTCGCGCGCGCGTCCGATCCGACGTGGCCGTATCGCTTCGATAACGCCAAAGCCGAGCGCGTCTGCCGCTTCATCGAACTGCTGCCCCACACCAAGGGCAGGTGGGCGCACAAGCGCGAGCGTATCCGTCTTACCCCGTGGCAGTGCTTCATCCTGACCACGCTCTTCGGATGGGTCCGCAAGAAAGACGGCCTGCGCCGTTTCCGTGAAGCGTACAACGAGATCCCGCGCAAGAACGGCAAGTCCATCCTCGCTGCCGGCGTCGGGTTGTATATGTTTGTCGCCGACCAAGAGTTCGGTGCCGAGGTATACAGCGGCGCCACCACCGAGAAGCAGGCGTGGGAAGTATTTCGTCCCGCGCGCCTAATTACCAAACGCACACCCGCGTTAGGTGAAGCGTACGGCATCGAGGTCAACGCCTCGAACCTGGCATGCCCCAACGATGGCAGCCGCTTCGAGCCGCTGATTGGCAAACCGGGTGACGGCGCCAGCCCCTCGTGCGCCATCGTCGATGAGTACCACGAGCACGCCACCAGCGAACTCTACGACACCATGGTCACGGGCATGGGCGCCCGCGACCAGCCGCTCGCGTTCATCATCACGACGGCAGGAAGCAACATCGCGGGTCCCTGCTACGAGAAGCGGGCACAAGTACTCAAGGTGTTAGAAGGTGCGCTCCAGAACGATGAGTTGTTCGGCATCATCTACACCGTCGATGAAGACGACGACTGGACAAGTGAAGTAGCGCTACGCAAGGCCAATCCCAATTATGGGGTATCGGTTGGTGAGGACTATCTCCTCTCGCGGTTACGCGATGCGCGCCAGCTCCCCAGCCGTCAGGCGACGTTCAAGACCAAGCACCTCAACATCTGGGTCGGTGCCCGCGATGCCTGGATGAACATGCAGTTGTGGCAGCAAGCACCGGCACGACGGCCGCTGGAAGCCTTAGCCGGCCGTCCCTGCATCCTGGCGCTCGATCTTGCCTCGAAAGTAGACATCGCCGCCTTGCTGCTGCTCTTCCCGCCGCATGAGGATGACCCGCTGTATCACGTGCACGGTCGCTATTACCTCCCCGAGGAGATGGTCGAGGCGGGTGCCAGCACGAACGCGAGCCACTACGCCGGCTGGGCGAAACAGGGACTTCTCACACTGACGCCCGGCAACGTCATCGATTTCGAGACCATCATGGACGACCTGCGCGATGCCGCCTCGCGCTTTAGTGTGAAAGAGGTTCCTTACGATCCGTGGCAGGCCACCCAACTGGCGACCCAGATGCTGGGCGAGGGCTTACCCATGGTGGAGCTGCGCGCCACGGTACAGAACTTCTCGGAACCCATGAAGAACCTGGAGGCGCTCGTGCTCGCAAGAAAGCTCGCCCACGGCAACTGCCCGGTGCTGACCTGGATGATGTCGAACGTGGTAGCGAAGATCGATGCCAAGGACAACATCTACCCCAGAAAGGAGTTTCCCGAGAACAAGATCGATGGAGTAGTGGCGCTCATCATGGCGATTGCCCGGGCCACCTTGGCACCGCTCTCCATCAAGCCCACCCTCGTGATGCTCTGATGTTCGACTTCCTGAAGCGCCGGCAACTAAAGCGAGAAGTCGAGGCGCTGCGGTTAGAGAAGGAACGCGCGACGTTACAACGCGATGTCGCGATTCTAAATAACTGGCCGCTTTCAACCGGCAGTCGCGGGAGCGAGTTATACGAAGTCCTGACCAACGGGACGAGTGTCGCAGGCCCCGCGGTGAACGAACGCACGGCGATGTCGGTAAGTGCCGTTTACGCCTGTGTGCGCTTGATCGCGGGCGCCATCGCGAGCCTGCCGTTGCCGATATACCGGCGCACCCCAGAGGGGCGTGAACGGGCCGAGCACAACCTCTGGTGGTTGCTGAACGAGCAGCCGCATCCGACTTTATCGGCAGCGGTGTTCTGGGAATACCTGTTGTCGTCGGTGTTGCTGCACGGTGATGCGTTTGTCCTGATCCTGCGGCCGACGCTGAAGAGTGCAGACATCTCGGGATTTGTACCGATCTACCCGCGTAACGTGCAGGTGATCAACACGGGCGATCGTTTGAAGTACGCCGTCTGGGGAATCGGTAAGTCCCCGGACAAACCTCAAGTCGTCGACCAGGACGACATGCTGCATGTCCCCGGTGTGGGGTTCGATGGATTGAGAAGCCTCTCGCCGATTCGGCATGCCGCGCGCCAGGCGATCGGTCTAGCGCTCGCGGCCGAGGAACATGCGGCACGGTTCTTCTCGCACGGCGCGAATCCGGATGTGGTGCTGGAGTATCCCGGTAATCTGAACGACGAGCAGATCACCAAGATGCGCGAGTCGTGGAGTGCGCGTTACGGTGGTCTTGCCAATGCCCATCTGCCGGTCATTGCGGCGGGTGGCCTCAAGATTCATCCGCTGTCGATGAATGCCGAGGATGCGCAGCTCATGGCCACCCGGCAGTTTCAGGTGGTGGATATCGCGCGTATTTATGGCGTACCGCCGCACATGATTGGCGAGACGGAGAAGACCAGCTCGTGGGGTAGTGGCGTCGAGCACATGAGTATTGGGTTCGTGAAGTACACGTTGCAGCCGCATCTCACGCGTATCGAGCAGGAACTCAACAGAAAATGTTTTCGAACCGCGAAGTATTTCTGCGAGTTCAATACCGCGGGTCTGGAACGCGGTGACATCAAGACGCGTTACGAAGCATTCCGTACCGCACTCGGGCGCGCGGGCGAACCGGGCTGGATGTCGCCCAATGAAGTACGTCGCATCGATAACCTGCCGCCCACGCCGGGTGGTGACCGTATTAACACCGGAGAACCGAATGCACCCGATGCTACAGCTGCTGGCGGATAATCGTGCCGCCCCGCGACGGTTTGAGGTACATGCGACCGTGCAGGAAGCGACGGTGTATCTCTACGACGTTATGGTGAGCGATGAACTGACGGCAGAGGCATTCGGCGGGATCGCACCGAAGCCGTTTGTTCAGGCGTTGCGGACCATCGAGGCACCGGTGATTCACCTTCGCATCAACTCACCCGGCGGTGACGTCTTCGCCGCCCGCGTGATCGAGCAGGCTATCCGTGAACATCCGGCAAGATTCATTGCTCACGTCGATGGTTATGCGGCGAGCGCGGCGACCCTTGTGACCATGGCTGCGGATGAAGTGGTGATGGCGAAGGGCGCCTTCCTCATGATTCATCGCTCTTGGTCGATGGCGTTCGGTAACTCGCAAGACATGCTCGATATGGCAACGTTGTTAGAGAAAATAGATAACACCATCGCCGATACATACCTGCAGCGCACCGGGCAGCCAACGTCGCAGATTCGCCAGTGGATGGAGGCGGAGACGTGGTTCACGGCGGATGAAGCGGTGAAGGCGCGGTTCGCGAACCGGATTGCAGAGGAGAGTGTGAGCGCGCAGGCGGCTTGGAATCTCGGCGTTTACGCGCATGCACCACAGGGCGCGCTATTGGTCGAGACCGCCCTATCACCGGTTACGTTGAATAAGTCTGAGGAACTTCGTCGGCGCTTCGAGCTGGTGCGACGAAGAAATTAGCGCCACCCGCTAGGCATTCATCGAGACGTACCCACAAGCCGCTCCCCGATAACTCGGGAGCGGCTTTTTTATTTCCCCTTACCGGAGACACATCCATGCAGCAAGGCATCCAGGCCCTGCGCGAGCGTCGCAACGCGCTCGCGAAGACCATTCACGACGTTCTCGACCAGCACCCCGGTAACAAGTGGGGACCCGCTCAGCAGTCGCAATACGATCAGGGTATCGCCGAGATCGATGCGGTCGACGCCGAGATCGGCCGCATCCAGGCGTTCCATGACCGCCTTGCCGATGAAGCCATGGGCGGGATGCTGAAAGAAGCAGGCGAACGCGCCCTGCGCGACGGCCGAGTCGGCAAAGATTCCCTGTTCGCCAAATGGATGCGCGGCGGCGACAAGGTCCTCACCAACGACGACTGGACGCAAATCCGCGCGGCGATGAGCACGACCACAGGTGCCGAAGGCGGTTTCACCGTCCAAACCGAAGTCGCCAAGACGCTGCTCGAAGCGCTCAAGGCCTACGGCGGCATGCGCGGTGTCGCGGAGGTGTTCCAGACCGCGCAGGGAAGCACCATGAATTTCCCGACCTCGGATGGTACCTCCGAGACCGGCGAACAGATCTCCGAGAATACAGCCGCGACCGACCTCGATCTTTCTTTCGGCACGGTCTCGCTCAATGTCTACAAGTATTCGTCCAAGGTAGTGGCCGTCCCGATTGAGTTACTGCAAGACTCCCAGATCGACATCGAAGCCTTCATTCGTGGTCGGCTGGTGACCCGTATCGGGCGCATCACCAACACCAAATTCACCGTGGGCAGCGGCATCAATGAGCCACGCGGCGTCGTCACCGCGGCGACCGCTGCGAAGGTCGGCGCCACAGGCCAGACAGTCACCGTCGTCTTCGACGATCTGGTCGACCTCGTGCATGCGATCGATCCCGCCTACCGCGAGGCGGGCCGCTGCCGCTTCATGATGTCGGACAGCGCGGTCAAAGTGATCCGTAAGATCAAAGACGCACAGAACCGTCCGATCTGGGTGCCGAGCTACGACGCCGGTATCCAGCGCGCCGCCCCCGACACCCTGCTCGGCTACCCGCTCACCGTGAACCAGGACGTCGCCCCGATGGCGGCGAATGCGCGCTCGATCCTCTTCGGCGATTTCTCGTATTACAAGATTCGCGACGTGATGGAGGCGACACTGTTTCGCTTCACCGATTCGGCTTACATGAAACGCGGACAGGTAGGTTTCCTCATGTGGTCGCGCCACGGCGGCAACTACATCGATATTGGTGGAGCAGTGAAGTATTACCAGAACTCCGCCACGTAATTAGCCCAACCTTTTCTTGATGGCACACGGCCCGCTTTGCGGGCCGTGCCGTTTCTGCCTTCCATTTTTTTTGGAGTAACCCATGCCCACGAAAAGAATCCGCCTCCTCGCCGACACCCGCATCGAGGAGGTTCCGTATCGCTGTAACGACCTGGTCGAACTCGACGACAAACTCGCCCTCCAGGCCGTAAAAGACGGCGTCGCCGACGACCACCCTGAGGCCGTGCGCTACCTCGCCGAGGAATTGAGCGTGAAAGTAAAACAGCACACGCCGCGTGAGGACGCCCGCACCGATCCCACGACGAAGAAGCCGAAGTAACGCATGGCCCTGCGGTTAATCACACCCCCGGCGCAGGAGCCGGTCTCGCTCGTCGACGCAAAACTCCATCTACGCGTCAGCGACCCGGCCGAAGATGCACTGATCCGCGTGCTAATCGCCGCCGCCCGTCAGGCCGCCGAGCAAGAACTCTGCCGTGCGCTGATCACGCAAACATGGGAACTCTTACTCGACCGATTCCCGATCGATGCGATCGCGTTGCCGCGTAACCCCGTGCAATCGGTAACGAGCATCCAGTACCGCGACAGCGATGGTGTGTTGCAAACGTTCGCGGCGACCAATTACAAACTCGACGCCGCATCGCTCATCGCGCGCGTGGTGCCAGGTTTCGGGTTGGTATGGCCGGAGACACGCGAGGAGATCAATGCTGTTTCGGTGGTATTTGTAGCGGGATTCGGTAATGCCGGTGCCACGGTACCGGCCTCGATCCGCCAGTGGATGTTGTTACAGGTCGGGCATTGGTATGAGCACCGCGCGAGCGCCGAAGAGCGGGAGTTATGGGTCACACCGTTCCTGGGCGGACTACTCGATCCTCACCGAGTACCGATGCTGTGATGCCGTTACCTACCATCGGTGAGCTGAACCGCCTCGTCACGATCCGCCGTTGGCAGGATATGCCGAACGCCGCCTTCGGGGTGGACCAGACGTTCGATGCCGGCGTGTCGTTGTGGGCCAAGGTCGAACCGGTCGCAGGCGTCATCTACTACGGCACCAAACAAACCGGCGAGAACGTGACACATCGCTTCACGATCCGTTATCGCACCGATATCAGCGCCGAGCACGTCATCGAGTACGCCGGCAACCGTTATCGCATCCAGCGCGTGAGCGACCTGAACGGCGCACACCGCTTTACGGTGATGGAAGCGCAGGAACTCGGAGCCATTACGTAAATGCTTGAGATTCACGAGACGATCGAAGGCCACAGCCGTATCGATTTCGACAAATCGAAAGTACGCCGTGCACTGCGTGGCATCGGTCGCGATGTCCAGAAAACCGCCCGCCGCTTAATTGCCCGCCGCGCCATCTCACACCCCGGCGAATACCCCGGCCGAACGAGCGGCGAGCTATGGCGCAGCATCAAGGTCCGCGTCTCGCGCTCGGGCTTTCTCGTGAAAATCATGCCAGAGAAAACGCCCACCATGCCGGCGTACTACCCAGCGTTCCTGTATTTTGGTTCGCCCGCACGCAATCTTGCCCCGCGCCGGAATTACATGATCGATGCGCTGGAGTCCCGTAGAGATGGCGTGCGTACGACATTGCGCGGTGCACTGGCCGACTCGCTGGTTCCGCGCGCATGAAACTCGCGCCGTTGGTGGAAGCGATCCGCCAGCGCTGCCCGTCGTTCGCAGGCCGTGCCGCCGGCGCCGCCGAATTCAAAGTATTACCCGAAGCGGCGAACCTCGCGGTGCCCGCGGCTTACGTCATCCCGCTCGATGACCACACCGAGCCGCAGCGTTCACAAAACGGCTATCGCCAGGTACTGCGCGACAGTTTCGCGGTCGTGATGGCGATCTCCAACAGTGCCGATGAACGCGGACAGGGTGCGATCAACAGTGTCCACGACTTACGTGCCGAGCTTTGGAAAGCGCTGCTCGGTTGGGAGATGGATGCCGCCTACAGCCCGATCGAATACGAAGGCGGACAGCTGCTGCATCTCGATCGCGCGCGACTCTATTACCAGTGCGAGTTCGCGGCCGACGTCGAGATCGTTACTCCGGATACCTATCACGGAGAGCAACTCGCCGCCGCGCCGGCATTTACGACGGTTCAGATTCGTGTCGATGCCATCGACCCGATGGCCGATCCCAACATCAAGTACCCCGGCCCCGATGGTCGCATCGAGACCGAGCTAACCATTCCCGTTCCCTAGCGTTCAGGAGCACCCATGTTCATCAAACCAGTCCTCGGGCGGCATGTGCCGGACCCCGAGCGAGGCGGCGTGTTGCCCATCGAAGGCCGCGAGGTCGAACCGACCCAGTATTGGCTGCGTCGGTGTAACGACGGCGATGTCGTGATCGTTGAAACGTCTGCCTCGGAGGTCAGCCCATGATCTCGTTCAATCAGATCCCGGCCGACATCCGCGTTCCATTATTTTACGCCGAAGTCGACAACAGCCAGGCGAGTTACTTCACCCAGAACCTGCGCACGCTCCTGATCGGCCAGAAGCTGGCCGCGGGCAATGCGCTGGCGGGCGAACCCTATCTCGTGTCGCGCACCGATGAGGCGAAGCTTCTGTTCGGCGAGGGCTCGATGCTCGCGCGCATGCACGAGTGCTATCGCAAGACCGATAGCTTCGGCGAGGTGTGGTGTATTGCATTGGCCGATGCGATTGCCGGTGTGCAGGCGAGCGGTTCGGTCGTCCTCACCGGTACCGCCACCGCCGCCGGCACGCTCTCGCTCTACCTCGCAGGCCAGCGTGTGCAGATCGGTGTCGCCGCAGGCGATACCGCCGCGGCAATCGCCGGTTTCTTGGCCACCGCGGTGAATGCAACACCGAGTCTGCCGGTCAGTGCGACAGCGGTGGGCGGCACCGTGACCTTCACCTGCAAATGGCGCGGCGAGACCGGCAACGACATCACGCTGATCCCGAATTATCGCGGCAATCTGGGTGGCGAGATGTTGCCCGCCGGTGTTGCGCTGGCCATTACCCCAATGATGGGCGGAGCCACCAATCCTTCGTTCACCGCCGCCATCACCGCGATGGGCGATGAGGAATACGACTTCATCGTTCATCCGTATACCGATAGCGCCAATCTCGACCTGCTACGTCTCGAACTGAACGACAGCACCGGCCGCTGGTCCTGGTCTCGCCAAATCTACGGACACGCCTATACCGCACGCCGAGGCGCGTTCTCAACGCTCGTTGCCTTCGGCCTCACGCGCAACGATCCGCACACGACCATCGCCGGGGTAGAACCGGAAGTCCCGGCGCCGATCTGGGAGTACGCCGCCGTGTACGGCGCGCGCAACAGCGTCTTTATTGCGGTCGATCCGGCGCGCCCGACCCAGACCGGCGAGCTGGTCGGTTTACTGCCGGCGCTGCCGGGTAAGCGTTTCGTGCTCTCCGAGCGTCAGACGTTTCTCAAGTCCGGCATCGCCACCAGTTATGTCGGCGGCGGGGTGGTGCGTATCGAACGGGCGGTCACCACGTATCAGCGCAATCCCTTCAATCAACCCGATCCGAGTTATCTCGACTCCGAGACGCTGCACACCACTGCTTACGTGATCCGCACGATCCGCTCGCGTATCACGCAGAAGTACGCACGTCACAAGCTCGCGAACGACGGTACCCGCTTCGGTGCGGGTCAGGCGATGGTGACGCCGAACGTGCTGCGTGGCGAGATGATTGCGGCCTACGGCGAGTTGGAAGCGCAGGGCATCGTCGAGAACGCGGAAGTTTTCGCGCAGTACCTGATCGTCGAGCGAGACCGGCTCGATCCAAACCGCGTGAATGTTTTATTCCCGCCCGATTACGTCAATCAATTGCGCGTCTTCGCGCTGCTGAATCAGTTTCGACTGGCGTACGCCAACTAGATCAGGAAAAGAAAGAAAGGCGGGCCCAAGGGGGAGTCGGCCCGCCCACAAGCGCGCATACCTGCTGCGCACGTATCGGCCACACAGGGAGCTGGATGGCCGATGGGGCGAAGTATAACCAAAAGAATTCCTTGAGGAATCCATGAAACGCATTGCCGGCATTTGTTACATCAAAGTCGACAGCGATCAGCTGGAAGTGAAGGGCAGCGTCGAGTGCCCACTGGTCGATACCAACAAAGAAGTCGTCATGGGTCTCACCGGCCCCGCGGGTTTCAAAGAAACCGCCATCGCCCACTACGTCAAGGTGGCGTCCTTCTTCACCGATGACTTCCCACTTAAGAAAGTCCGCGACAGCACCGACATGACCGTGACCGTCGAGCTGCCAAACGGGCGCGTGTACACGCTCGCCGGTGCGGTGCTCGTGGGCGAGACCGCGGTCAAGGCCGACGAGGGTGAAGTGGAACTTGAATTTAAAGGCATGAAGGGGACGTGGACATGAACGAGACAACGACAATCAAACTGCGCAAACCCATCACCGCACATGGGGAAGACATACAGGAATTGAAGCTGCGTGAGCCCACCGGGGAAGACATCGAGAAGTGCGGCTATCCGCTCGCCATTGGCGAAGGTAAAGCCTATCCCATCGCCGAGTCCGTCTCGAAGCTCATTGCGCGGCTTGCGGCCATTCCGCCCTCCAGCGTGAAACAGCTCGCGGTCGCCGATTACCAGGCGGCGATGGGGGTGGTGTTGGGTTTTTTCGGGAGTGGGGAGACGGACGCGGACTGATCGAGCGGTATTTCGACGTCGCCTATTTCTGGCGCTTGTCGCCCGCGCAGACGTTGGCACTGCCGCTCTCGGCGTTAGCCCTCTACGAAGCGCAGGCGCAGCGCATCGCCAAGCTCCTCACCGAGGCCCAACGTGGCGGATAACTTTCAGTTAAAGGCGATCATTTCGGCGGTCGATCACTTATCGCCGGCGCTGAAAGGCATCCAGCGGGTAGCGCGCGCGACCAATAAATCGCTGCGCGACATCGGGCGCGCAGGCGATACGCTCGGGGCCAAGCTTGGGCTCCCGCTTTCGCTCTTGGGCGGCGCCACGATCGCGAGCCTCACCCATTCGGTCGGCAAGTTCATCGAGCTTGGCAGCGCGGTGAACGACACGGCGGAGAAACTCGGCATCGGTACCGCCACGCTTCAGGGGTGGGAGTACGCGGCCAAGATCGCCGGCGTTCCGACCGAGTCACTGCACGGTTCGATCGAGAAGCTGAACAAAGGCATGGCCGAAGCGGCCGGTGGCAAGAACGACGAGCTACGCGCACTGCTCATCAAGCTCAACATCCCGCTGCGCGATACGGCTGGTCACATCCGCACAGCGGCGGACGTGTTGCCTGAGCTTGCTGATGCCTTCGCACGCAACGAGAACCCAGCGCTGCGGGCGCGCATGGCCACCGTGCTGTTCAGTAAAGCGGGACAGGACATGATTCCGCTTCTCATCAAAGGCAAGCAATCGCTCGCCGAGATGACGAGCGAAGCGAAACGTCTCGGCATCATTATGGACGAAGAATCTGTGCAGGCCGCCGACCGTCTCGGCGACTCGTGGGACAAGTTAAAGCTCGCCGCGCGCGGGCTGCAACTGACGATCGGCGCGCGGCTCGCACCGGTGTTACAGCCCTTGATCGACAAATTGGTCGAATGGATTGCTGCCAACCGTGAGCTCATCGCACAGCGCATCGAAGCGGTGGTGCGGCGCATCAGCGAGGCGTTGGAGCGTTTCGATTGGGAGGCGTTCTTTGCCAGTGTCGGTCGATTCATCGGGTGGATCGAACGCGCGGTGGAGGCGGTGGGCGGGTGGGGCAATGCATTCCTTATTTTTGCCGGCATCGCCAATGCGCAGGTGTTTGTCGCCATCGGGCAAATCATCGGTGCGGTCTACCGGCTTGGGACGGCGTTGTGGGCGTTCGCGGCGAACCCCGTCTTTCTCGTGATTGCAGCCGTGGTGGCCGCGCTCGCGGCGGTGGCCTACCTCGTTTACAAGAACTGGAGCCTGATCGGGCCTGCGATCATGAGCGTGATCGGGCCACTGGCGGAGGCGGTGCAGGAGTTTTTGTCCGCGCTGAAGGAATGCTTCGCAGAACTGTGGGCGGCCTTGAGCGAACTGATCGCGCTGCTCGCGCCGGTGTTGATGCCGGTGCTCAAGGTCATTGGCACGATAGTGGGCGGTGTGCTGGTGCTCGCGTTCAAAGCGTTGGTCAGCATCGTTACCTTGCTGGTGAAGGGCATGACGCTTGCGTTCCAGTTGGGCGGTAAGCTGATCCAGTTCGGTCGGCATCTTTTCTCGGGAGAGTTCCAGGCGGCCGTCGACGTCATTCGGGGTGAAGATAATCCCACGCCGGCGTTGACGCCGGGTGCGTTGCAGGCGGCGAGTCAGACCCAGCGTCTGCAGGGTGAGATGGTGGTGCGCTTCGAGGGGGCGCCACCCGGCATGCGCGTGGACAACGGACAGACCAACCAGCCCGGTGTCGATTTCAATCCCGACGTGGGCTATCGCAGCCTTGCCCTCGGTATTCCTTGAGGTGAGCCCGTGAGCTGGAAGGACAAACTGCAACCCGCCTCCTTCCGCGGGGTGGCATTTCATGTCGAGGGTGATGATCGCAGTGGCGGGCGCAGGCTGCAGGTGCACGAGTACCCGCAGCGCGAGGAGCCGTATGCGGAAGATATTGGGCGCGCGGCACGTGAGATAAACCTTACTGCCTTCGTCATCGGCGCCGAGTACATGGCCGCGCGCGACCGGTTGCTCACGGCGCTCGAAGCCAGCGGCCCCGCCACGCTCGTGCATCCGTGGTATGGCGCGATCCTGATGGCGGTGAAGGAATACCGCGTCACGCACACGCGCGATGAGGGCGGGATGTGCCGCTTTCAGATCACGTTAGTGGAAGCGGGGAGCGTTTCGTATCCGCAGGTGACGGTCAGTACGCAGGCCGCTACGTGTGAGAGTGCCGATACGCTTGCGCAGGCGTCGGTGCAGGATTTCTCGACGGCGTTCAGTGTCGAGGGGCAGCCGGCACCGGTGTATGAATCGGCGCTGGAATCGTTTTCCGGCGCACTCGATACGGTGGCTGAGCGCTTGCGCTTCGTCGACAGTCAGGTGACCCGCGTGACGCGTGCGCTCAATGGCGATTTAGGTGCATTGCTTGGCAAGCCGGGGGATCTGGCGACTCGTTGTTTCAAACTCTTTCAGTCGGCGCAGACGCTGGCGCAGCGTATCGGTCGCCTCGCGAGTCGGCCTGCCGCGCGCGAGATGTCGCGCGGCGTGACGGGGCTGTTGAGTGTGGCCGCGACGTTCACGGCACCCACTGTGTCGGCGAGCACGCCTTCGCAACAGCGCATCAACGACAACCATGCTGCAGTGCAAGCGCTCTTTCGTCGTGCTTGTCTGGTTCAGTCGGCGGGGCTGGCATCGGTGATGCCCGTGCCGGTGTACGAGGATGCGCTCCAAGTGCGCGCGAGCTTACTTGCCGCGCTGGATCGGGAGGCGACGGTATCGAGTGACGCGGTGTTCGTGGCCCTCTCGACGTTACGGTCGAAGGTATATCGCGATTTGACTGATCGGGCGCGCGACTCGGCACGCTTGATTACGTTCATACCGCCCGAAGTAACAGGCGCACTCGTGATCGCCTACGACCTCCACGAGGATGCGCGGCGCGAGGAGGAGATTGTGGATCGCAATCGTATCGCGCATCCGGGGTTTGTACCGGTGGCACCGCTGCGGGTGCTGTCGCGGTGAGCGCGCTCAACACCGTTCGGCTGGTGGTGAATAGCGAGGAGTACGCGGGATGGAAGGAAGTTTCTATCACCGCTGGGATCGAGCGCCAGGCGCGTGATTTCTCGCTCTCTGTCACAGATCGCTGGCCGGGACAACAAGCGATCCCACGACGTGTGCGTCCGGGGGATGTCTGTGAGATTTATATTGGCGCGGACAAAGTGCTCACCGGCTATGTCGATGCAACACCCATCAATTATGAGGCCAAGCGCATTAGTGTCGGCGTGCGCGGACGCTCGAAGACCGCCGATCTCATCGATTGCAGTGCCATCAATGAGCCCGGTCAGTGGCGTGGCCAGAAGCTTGAGCGCATCGCCCAAGATCTGGCTGCGCCCTATGGCATCACCGTAACCAGCGAGACCGACACCGGCGCCCCGATTCTCGATCATCAGATCGAGCAGGGTGAGACGGTGTTCGAGAGCATCGATCGGTTGCTGCGCCAGCGTTACCTGCTCGCGACCGACGATGAAGAAGGCGCGCTCGTCTTTATCGATGTTGGCCGCCAGCGCGCCACGACCGCCCTCGTGTTGGGCGAGAACCTGCTTACCGGGTCGAGCGATCTTGATCACAAGGATCGTTACTCCCGCTACGTCGCCAAAGGCCAACGCCCGCCACTGGAAGGCGACGATCCCGAGGACACTTCGCAAGAATCGGCCAGCATCGACGACGCCGGCGTCACCCGTCCGCGCGTGCTGGTGGTGAAACAAACCGGCCAGGCCGACGAGGGCACGTGTCGGGACCGCGTGGCCTATGAACGCGCGCACCGCGCGGCGAAGAGCCTGGCCGCCACCTATACCGTGCAGGGCTGGCGCCAAGGCGATGGCGACCTCTGGCGCCCGAACCTGCTGGTGCGTGTGCGCGATGCGCTTATCGGCTTCGATAGTGAGCTGTTGATCTCGGAAGTCGAATATCGGTTAAACGATAACGGCATGGTCTGTGAGCTCAAAGTAGGACCGCGGGATGGTTTTCTCGCCAAACCTAAAAAGAAGAATACCGAGCTTGAGAGCTGGGGAGACGTGAAGTGATGGACATCGTGCGTATTGTGAGCCGCTTGCTCGCACCTTATGCGCGGCGTCTTAACAACCTCGTCGCCCGCGGTACGGTCGCCAACGCCGATTCATCGACAACGCTGCAAACCGTACAGCTCAAGCTCCTGGATGGCGAGGCAAAAGATGGCGTTGAGCACTTCGAGCCATATGGCTTTACCTCGCGTCCCCGGTCTGGCGCGGAGCATGTGACGGTGTTCCTCGATGGCGATCGCTCGCACGGAATTACGGTGGTGATTACCGACCGGCGCTATCGCCTGAAGGATCTTGCAGAGGGCGAGGTTGCACTCTTCACCGACGAAGGGGATCGTATTCTTTTTAAGCGCGGACGGACGATAGAGGTATTGGCCGGCACGAAAGTATCCGTCACCGCGCCCGAGGTGGAAGTCGTGGCAAGCACCCGCGTGGCGATTACCTCACCGCTTACGCAGATCAGTCAGCACGTCACCATCGGTGGCGCCTTACAAGTGGCCGGACCCATCACCGGTCAAAGCGGTCTTGCGATCAGCGGCGGCAACGGCGCGGTCGTGAATGGGAACCTGCAGGTGAATGACGGCGACGTGAACGTCAACCACGGCGCTGTCATGGCCGATGGCATCAGTCTCGAAGGTCACGTCCACGGCGGTGTACAGCCCGGCAGCGGCACGAGCGGACAACCGCAGTGAGTGTCTTCGCCCAACCCCTGACCGTCATTGTCGACGGGAAGGCACTTCGCACGGGTATGACGTCTTCGGAACCACTCGTACGTGCGGTCCTTATTTCGCTCTTCACCTGGCGCCGTGCCCAACCCGACGACGAATTGCCCGGATCAGATCGGATGGGTTGGTGGGGCGATTCTTTTGCCACCGTCGATAACGACCGCATCGGCTCGCGTCTCTGGCTTTTGGCGCGCGCCAAGCTTACCGCCCAGACCGTCACGCGCGCCGAAGAATACGCGCGCGAGGCATTGTCGTGGCTAGTGGAAGACGGCGTGGCGAGCCGCGTGGAGGTGAGCGCCGAGCGCGTGGGGTTAAGTGGTCTCTCGCTTCGTGTCGTCGTTGTTCGCCATGACGGTCGTCCTGTCTCGCTTCGTTTCTCGGAGGTCTGGAATTTCCTGAACCGTGTTTAATCGTCCGACGTTGCCACAGATCATCGATCGCGTGCGCAACGACCTGCTCGCACGCCTGCAGATTGAGGACGTGTTACGTCGAAGCGATGCCGAGGTGTACGCACGGACACAGGCGGCGGCCGTGCACTACCTCTATGCCTTCGCCGACTACATCGCACGCGAAACGCTCGTCGATACGGCGACCGACCTCGAACGGCATGGCTCGCTTTGGGGTGTGGAACGCAAGCCTGCTGCCAAGGCAGTGGGCACGGCGACGTTCACGACACAAGTCGGTGCAGTGATTCCGCTCGATGCGTTGCTGCAGGCGTTCGACGGTGTCGAGTATCGAGTGAGTGAAGCCGGCACTGCTACAGGCGCCACGTTGACGGTTGCCATCGAAGCCGTCGCAGAGGGAGCGAGTGGCAACCGCGAAGCGGGGCAGTCGTTGAGTCTGGTGAGTCCGATAGCCGGGGTGCAGTCGAACGCCGGGGCGTCCGCGCTCTCGGGCGGCGCCGATACGGAGAACGACGACGCCTACCGCGAACGCATCCTCACGCATATCCGTCGGCCCCCGCACGGCGGCAACCAGAACGACTACGTTGCGTGGGCCAAGGAGGTGCCCGGCGTCACACGGGCATGGTGTTATCCGCAGGAACTCGGGCTTGGCACCGTGACCGTGCGCTTTGTGCGCGACGAGGATGTCTCGCTCATCCCCGATGCCGTTGAGGTGGCGTTGGTGCAAGCCTACCTCGATGCGCGCCGGCCGGTGACGGCGGCGCTGACGGTGGTCGCACCCATCGCGGTGCCGTTGACCGTAACGATCGCCAACCTCTCGCCCAACACGCCCGCGGTGCGCGCAGCCATTGCCGCTGAACTGAAAGACCTCCTGCGTCGTGAGGCGCAGCCAGGCGGGACGATTTTTATCAGCCATCTGCGCGAAGCGATCTCGCTCGCTACAGCGGAATTCGATCACACGCTGGTGTCGCCCACGGCGAACGCGACACACACCACCGGCGAGATCGCAACGTTGGGCGCGATCGCATGGCTTTAGCGCGCGCCACCGCGCTCGACTACGCGCAGTTACTGCACCAGCACTTGCCGCGCGGGCCGGCGTGGCCGGAGCAGAACAATTTGCTCGCGGGTCTGGCGCAAGAACTCGCCCGGGTTCACAACCGCCTGCTGGATCTGATCGAGGAAGCAGACCCCCGTACCGTTGCCGAGCGATTGCCGGAGTGGGAGCGCATGGCGGGCTTGCCGGATACCTGTGTCACGGTGTCGCAGACGATGCCGGCGCGACGTCAGGCGCTGGTGGCACGCCTCACGATGCCAGGCGGACAGAGCCGGCCGTACTTCATCGATCTGGCAGCGACGCTGGGGTATGCGATCGCGATCACCGAGTTTCGGGTGCATACCTGCGAGCACGACTGCGAACACCCGCTCTACGACGACCCGTGGCGGTTCGCGTGGCAAGCAACGGCACCCCTCGACACGATTCGCGAGCGCACCTGTGAAGACAGCTGCGAAGACGCGCTGCGCGCATGGGGCAATCAGTTGCTCGAATGCGTGCTCACCCGTGTGAAGCCCGCGCACACCCATCTCATTTTTGCCTACGTCTAAGAGGTTCGTTCCATGCAGCGAGTAAAACGCGCCACGGCCGTGGCCGTCCTGCCGGCGCCGCCGCTTGGCGGTACGCCCGGATTCTTTACGGGCGGCAATCCACAAACGGGTCAGGCCGCCACCGTGCCCGGATACGAGTGGCACAACGGGGTCCAGGAAGAACTGTGCGACGTGGTGGAGCAGGCGGGACTCGTGTTGTCGGATACCGATCACACGCAGTTGCGCCAGGCGATCCAGAGCATGATTGCCAATGGACTGACCTCCGCCGATGCGGTGATTTACAAGGGCGTGCTCAACTGCGCCGCCAATCCAAACTATCCGTCTGCTGACGCGGGTCATCTCTATCGCGTCAGCGTGCCGGGCAAGATCGGTGGTGTTTCAGGTCCGAGCGTGGAGGTAGGCGACACCGTGGTGTGTTCGGTGGATGCCAGTGCGGCCGGCAATCACGCGAGCGTGGGCGCGAACTGGAACATCCTCCAGGTGAATATCGATGGCGCGGTGATCGGGCCACCCTCGGTCGTATCGGGTCGCCTCACCGTCTTCAATGGTGTGACGGGCAAGGTCATTCAGGATGGGGGTGCGGCCCTTAGCACCGACGGCACGTTTGCCGCCAACAGTGACGCGAAGGTGCCGACCGAGAAGGCGACCGAGACGCGCATCCAGGCGGTGATTGCCGCACTCGGTCAGCCGGGGCTCGTGCCGTTGAACGCCGGCACCGCGCTCGCCAGTGCCTCGCACGACATCAGCATCGCCGCGTACGCGGCTACTTACAAGAAGCTCGTGCTGGTTATCTCGAACGGCGTGACCTCCGCCAATGTCGAGGTTTGCCTGCGGACCTCGAACGACGGCTCGATATTTCCGGGAGGCGGTGCCGATTACACCTCGACGCTGGGCGGGGTGAACGACTTGATGCAGATGGTGAACGAATCCGGTGGGGGTTCCTCGGAGGGGTTCGATATCGACATCACGATGCGCGACATGGCGAACGCGGCGCACCGTCCACGGTTTACGTTCGATGGGGTGGCCATCACGTCCGGGGGCACGGCCGTCCGTGTCGACGGGGCGGGGTGTCGCACGACGCCACAAAGCACGGCGGTCCTTCGTATTTTTGTACCGAATGGGACGGTCTCGTTTACGTGGAAGCTGTACGGATACAAATAATCAATCGTCTTTAGGAGAAAACTATGATGGCCAGTAAACGTTGGTACGACTTTTTAGAGCGCATGGGACGCTGGTTCAATCTGCCGGCGCGCCTTGTCTCGCCCGTGTGGTCGTTGCAATGGGGGTGGGGGACGCGCGAGAAGCCAAGTTTGAGAAATATCCGCTCCTCCTTTGGGCGACGTAACACCGTGAGTCTGTATTACAACGGGTTGTTTTATTTCCGTTTCATGCTGCCGTTTTACGTCGGCGTCATGGTGCGCTGGTCGGGCGATCCAGCGGTACAGCATCAGTTTCTGCAAACGCACGTCGGCTGGAAATTAAACGGCGAGTTTGCGCTCACCTGCCGCATTCAATGCGATGACAGTGCTTACGAGAGCAACAAGGGACCGCAGTTCAATAACACCGGTCAGGCGCTCGGGTTTGAGGACGGGACCAAGTAGAAAGATTTTCATTCCAAAAGAGATTACATGACCGCACCGATTATTCCTTGGATGGGTGGCAAGCGACGGCTGGCCAAATCTATCCTGCAGAGATTTCCTGATCACACCTGTTATGTCGAGGCGTTCTGTGGCGCGGCCGCGATCTTCTTCACTAAAGAACCCTCAGAGGTGGAGGTCATCAACGACATCAACGGCGAGTTGGTGAATCTCTACCGGGTCGTGCAGCATCATCTGGAAGAGTTCACCCGCCAGTTCAAGTGGGCGCTTACCTCGCGCCAGATATTCCAGTGGGAGCAGACTAAGCGTCCGGAGACGCTGACCGACATTCAGCGCGCGGCGCGCTTCTTCTATTTGCAGAAACTCGCCTTTGGCGGGCGCGTGAGTGGGCAGACGTTTGGGACCGCGACTACCGTCGGGCCGCGGTTTAATCTGCTACGGATCGAGGAGGACTTAAGTCAGGCGCATCTGAGGCTGCAAAGTGCTCACATCGAGAACCTGCCGTGGGCCGCGGTGATAGAGCGGTACGACCGGCCGCATACGCTTTTCTATCTTGATCCGCCGTATTGGCAGACCGAAGGCTATGGGGTGGAGTTCGGTTTTGAGCAGTACGAGCAGATGGCAGAACTGGCCAGGACCATACAGGGTTCGGTGCTCATTAGTGTGAATGATCACCCCGATATTCGGCGGGTGTTTCACTCCTTATATAAGGAGTCACTTCAGGTCGCTTACACCGTTGGGGGTGGGGCAACCGGTAAACCGGCCAAGGAGCTGTTGTTCTGGAATGAGCACTGCGAACAGCGGCAGAAGGGCGTTCATCCACTTCTGATGCGGCAAATGTAAATCGCCGAGAGACTCAGCGTGACGAGGTGTGATCGGGTTTCCAGGGGCCTTGTAAAGCGGCCAGTGCTTTCAAGCGTGCACGTTTGGCACGACGAAACGCCTCTTCCTCGCCGTACTTATCGACTGAAAATTTAGCCTGTCTGGATTTGCCCGGCGCTATCGCCCAGAAGCCCGCCCAGAACCAGCGCGTCACGAGACGGCCGTCTTTCTTATCGCGGCGGGCATAACGGCAGACACCGGGGATGCCTGAGACGTTGTTCTTGCGTCGGATCGAGGCATATTCCCGCCGTGTGAGCGGCGGGTATTTAGCGATCAGTTTATCGCGGTAGGCGAGTGCGGCCTGCAGGGCCCGTTTTTTCCCGCCGCTGACGCCGTCGCTGAAGTGTTTTCGCCATTTCTGGCCGCGGCGTTGCACGGTAACGAACCAGCTGTGTGTATGACTGGCCGCACGGTCAATACGTATTATGTGGTGCGGGAGAGATCGTCTGGAAGGTCGCATGGGCTTGTGGCGGCAGTTTGAAGTAAATCCAGAATGTTGTCACGACCAGGAGAGGTCGCATGAGCGCATGAAGGAATCTCGCATCACCTAAAGAATCGTTCCCGTCCACCCCTTCAGTCGTTATCGAGTCATCCTATGAACGAAACACGGTTTCCCCGCGTAAGGCGGGTCTTCCGGTCGTGGACGATCAACACGGCCACCTTCCTCACACTACTCGGCATCCTGCAGACGAATATCCCGCTGCTCGAATTGTCGTCTCGGGCACAAGGCGTTGCGCTTATCGTGATCGGCATCGTCATGGCACTTCTGCGCGCCAAGACGACTACTTCCTTGATGGAGCGTTAACGATGGCAAGACTCAAGAGTTGGCTTGCCGCGATCCTCGCGTTTGCGGCAGCTTTCTTCGCGGCTTTGTTTTACCGCGAGAAGGCAAGTCACGAGACCGACAAGCGCGAAGCGATTGAGGGTGTGCGGCGAACCGAACAGAAAGCTAACCAGGCCCTGATCGAAGGGCTGACACATGAACAGGAGGCTATTGATGCGGCGCGCGCTTCTCATCGTCGGGATCATTTTGAGCAGCCTTAGTGGCTGCGATACGGTTCCGTCCCATCCCGTTTTACCGCTCCCGCCTGCGCTTACGCTTCCCCACATCCCCGAGCCCGATCTACAGTGCTTAACTGACGACGTCTACCGGCGCCTCATCGAGCGTGATGCGATGTTGCAGGCTCGGGTAAAAACGTTAGAGGGGATTATCCGTTCTACCCATCAGTAGCGTGTTCGGCCACTGCATTAAACGATGGTCGTGCAGAAAAAAAAGCTGCACACAAAGGGACTATGTATGACATACGAAATGGGTGGGGTGCATCAGTATTTCGATGCGTGCGCCGTGTATAGAATACTTCGATCTTCTCTCTGCCGAATAAGCGATAACAATGGACCCGACCACTAAAGAGCTGATCCTCTACGTCATCGTACTTATATTGGGCACCCTCATCGGATGGATCGGCCGAGATATTTTTGCCGGGTGGGAACATCACAAACGGAGGCGCGGAGAAACGAAAAGCTGACGTA